GTTACCAATCTAGTTCGTTGGGCTGATGTTATTCGTAAGACGTTTTCTGAAGGTGGCTGTGATGAAATTATCTCAACCCGCCGTTTGGTACACATTGTAAATGCCTATAATATCTTTGAAGACAAAATGAAGGCCATTCAGTTGACGGTTAATCGTTTTGATGATGAGACCAAGGAATCGTTTCTTGATTTATTCACCAAGATTGATGCTGGCGTCGAAATTGAAGAAAATGAAGAAACAGGCGAAGAGGAATTTGATGTATGAACGATTCTGTAAAAAGTGACCGTATTGCCAAGTTATTGGCTACTGAGGATGTAACAGTTCGTCATTCTGTGACGGCTAAAACGGCATCCTTTGATACCAAAAGCCGTGTACTCACTTTACCAGTGTATTTGGTCAAGAATGATAATGTCCATGATATGATGACCGGCCATGAAGTCGGTCATGCCTTGTGGACTAAGCCCCTTGACTGGATGACCGCCCTGACTAATGAATATAATAAAGATATTCTCAATATTGTTGAGGATGCCCGCATTGAGAAAAAAATCAAGGTGCGTTATCCGGGTATTGTTCGTAATTTCATCGAAGGCTATAATATTCTTGCTGGTAATAAATTCTTTTATGATGATGAATCACAAATTGTCGATATGCAGTTTATTGACCGCATGAATTTGTATTTCAAGTTGGGTCTATCGGCAAAAGTGAAATTTAACGCCGAAGAACAAGAATTAGTCGAAATGGTGGCTGATTGTAATTCTTGGAAAGAAGTTTTAGCCGCAACCCGAGCAATTATGGAATTTACGGCTCAGGAAATGCGAGATGAGGAAAACGAGGAAGGCGACGTTCAAGAAATTGGCCAATTTGGCGAATCCAACGAGTTAGAATCTGATGTTAGCAAAATGACGAATGAGGAACTTTCGGATGAGCTCGATTCTCAAAATATGAAGTCAGAAACTCAAGATAAGTTTGATGAAAACGCTGAGAAAATGACTGAAGGTGAGAAAAATGAATTACGGCATAGTCGCAATTATAGCGAACCGTTGTATGGTCGTTTGCCGAAAGCGAATTTGGGTACAGTTGTTATTCCTTACAAAAAGATCATAAAACAACTTGATATAGATATTGAATACAGCAAAAGATATGCAATTATCGATTCTGACTCCCGTGGAATTGAAAAACACTTTTACGCTTCGATGGAAGGCGATTATGTTACTTTTGACACTATTGAAAGTCGATATAAAACCTTCCGCACGAAAACAGCGAAAATCGTCAATTATATGGTTAAAGAATTTGAACGTAAAAAGGCGGCGGCCGAATATCGCAAGGAACACATTTCTAAGACGGGTGTGCTTGATGTAAACAAATTGTTTTCATACAAGTATAACGAGGATGTATTTTTAAAGAATATCATCAAGCCCGATGGCAAGAATCACGGTATGGTTTTCTTACTTGATTGGTCCGCTTCAATGACTGACCATTTAGGGGCCACGGTGAATCAACTGTTGTCCTTGATATGGTTCTGTAAAAAGATAAACGTGCCGTTTGAAGTTTATGCCTTTACGAATGGTTGGAAAAGTGAGCGTTTTAGCGAAATGAGTCTTGCAGAGATGGAACTGGAAGCTAATGAAAGATTCAGTTCAAACATAGGAGAAATTCAGCACGCTAATCACACCTGTTTCAATCTGATGCAGTTGTTTAGCACCAAGATGAATGCTTCTGACTTGAATAAAATGTGCAAGATGATTTACACATTCGCTCACGCATACCAAGGTATGAGGAATCCTGATTCTAAGTTTGGTATGGGTTCTACTCCTCTTGTCGAGGGCCTATCTTGTCTGACTCAAATTATACCGATGCTCAAGAATAACTATAACTTGGATATCGTCAACCTGTTTGTGTTGACTGACGGTGACGGTAACTCGCACTTTTCAACAGTGTTAGAAGCTGAAGGTCGTGCAGGTATCGGACCGAATCTAGTAGTTGAGAATCCTGTCACTAAGAAATCTTATAACACAGGTGAATTGGGACGGTCATTGAGAAATCAAGGTTCATACCACTATAACAACAACTGGATAAAACTGAAAGGACAAGAGTATGCTGTGTTGAACATCATCAAGGAAACACCGGGCGTCAATATGGTCGGCCTCTTCCTAGACGGTAGTAGTATGAACGGTCGATACAATAAGCATGTCCATGACAAGTTTATGCAGACTCGTATGTGGAGCGAAATGAAACGCAAGCATATTGAGCAACGTAAATATATGAAGAAGTATGGCTTTACATCTCACAAGTGGATGGCATATGATGCTTTCTATATTATTCCGGCAGCTACTATCAGAGATAATACTGAGGAACTTCAAATCACTAGTGACATGAAAGCTGGGCAAATGAAAAGAATCTTCGGACAACACCAGAAGAAAAAGTGGAATTCAAGAGTATTTGTGAATCGCCTAATGGAGATTATTTGTTAATGATAACTTATAGTAAAGCAGTCGCCCCTCAGGAGAATCCTAAGGGGCATGATTCTGAAAATGATAAATTCTGGAGAGAAGTAAAATCTAAAGATGGTAGGGTGGGTGTTGCTCCTAGGGCGAAACGATATAAAAGTGAACACACAATAGCACCAGCATACAATAAGGGTGGATATCAAGTTATACCGCTTAAAGAAATTAAGGATATCGGCCGATGAGATTAACAAATGAATGGTATTATTTTGTGGACGCTATTCCTCCAGAGAAGTGTGATGAGATTATAGAATTAGGACACCAATTAAAATTTATAGAAGGTAAAGCTAATACTAATGTTGAGCCATTTACAGACGAAGAAAGAAAAATTGGAAGAAAAGAGATTTTTGGCATAACGATAGAAAGAAATAGTAATATAGCCTTTGCTGCGGATAACCAAGATTTGTATGATTTAGTTTTTCCATTTATGATGCATGCCAATCAAGAGGCGGGGTGGGGTTTTGACGTTGTAAGTTGCGAAGTACCACAAATAACACAGTATAAAAAAGGACAATTTTATAATTGGCATAGCGATGGCCTCAGTGATAGATTATCAATGTATACCAAAGAACAAGTTGGTGATAATGAATTGATGGTAGGTAATGTGAGAAAATTGAGTATGACTATATTACTTAATGATGATTATAAGGGAGGACAATTCCAATTCCGAAGTTTTGATAAAGGTAAACCCGTCGTTAAAAATCCTTCCATTAAAAGTAAAGGTAGTATAGTTATATTTCCCTCCAGTATGGTGCATAGAGTTACCCCTGTAACAAAGGGTGTTAGATATTCTGTGGTGGCTTGGTTTCTCGGGCCACCCTTTAAATAATAATCCAGTTGTTTTGAACCCCCGAAAGGGGGTTTTTTATTGCCTAAAATCCCGATAAATAGGTGGGTGAATATAAAAAATAGAACAACAGACCTGGAGAAATAAGTAATGGCTTTCTTTGGGCAAGACGGCTTTGAGTTCGGCATAGGTGTAGTAGAAGATAGATTTGATCCCTTACAACTTGGACGAGTTAGAGTAAGGTGGTTAGGTCTACATGATGAAGATAAAGACAAAATTCTGACAAAGGACTTACCTTGGTCAGAAGTTATGCAATCTGCTCACGGAAATCCTGCAGCTGGCGTAGGACAAAATTCTACCTTAACAGAAGGTAGTTGGGTGTGTGGATTTACAAAGGATCCCAGTACCCTACAAGATTGGATTATAATGGGTACATTGCCTGGTTGGAATGTCACCACTGCTATAGGTAGTGGCGTTGCTGGGGGAAAATGGGCAGAATATAGAGGTCCTTATAAAGAATTCACAACTAAACCAGGAACGGTGTCTAGTAGTTCAGATATTAAATCTTTTGATTATGAGAAGGGGTTTGCTGATCCTACAGTAGACCAACGAAATATTCCTCATCCTCCTAGTTATGTTTCTTGGAGAAGTCCTGTAACAGTGCCGGCAGCTACTTATGTAAAAGTAGATTGGACTAAAGAAGCGAAGGGCCCAAACGACACAGATGGTTGGCCAAGTGTTCCAGATGAGAATAATGATTTTGAATATCTAACTATTCCTAATGTAGGAACTCCTACATGGGCATTTGGTGGATCTCCCTTACCGTTTACAACTACACCTTCATCAGCACAAACAAGAGCTACTCATTCTGATACATTACATGCTTTATTCGGAACGACACGACGAATAACTGCTGATAAACGATTCGCCTCTAGTTGGACACATTTTGGCACATTTAAATGGCCAGATGTAAGGACTTATTCACAAGCGGGTAATGATACTGCTCCTAAGGAACAAGAGACTCCCAGAAATGTTGAGAGTCCTGATACCCTTTACAAAACAGGTCGAGACGGTGTTATATTTTCAACTGGTTATTTAGAACCCACATTTACGGCTGTAGACTCAAGCGGTGCACCTGTTCTTCCTTTATTTCCAGTAATGCGGGATTTACCCGCTGTTTCTTTCGATCCTACTGCTTACACTGGTATTACAAATACTGATACTAGATTTACAGCAGGATCTTCTGGGTATGAAGTAGGAGATTGGGCTAGTACGCAAGAAGATTTTAGATTACCCAATCCCAGGGTCAATTGGCTATCTAAGGGCAGTTTAAGTCCTACCGAAAGACAAACTGTTATGGATTTATTTGATAGTGGACAATATGGTAGTGGTGTTTATAATATTAACAGTCCTAAACTGGGCAGACATGATATAGAATGGAAAGATGTAAAGGAAACAGATTTAGTTATAGTTCCTAAACCAGATACTAATCCATTAGCAATGGGTGGCATTCCTATTTCTGCTATAGATGATACATTTTTAATTATTACAACTCAATCAAAATTGTGGGGAGATACATCTTATTTTGCAACTGCTGAGAGAAGTACTGGAAATCCTGCCAAACCAACATTACAAGCTGGTGATATAGTTCAAATTGCTGGTGTTAGGGGTATGCAGGAAGTAAATGGTAGAATTTTTAGATGTATTAGTTGTTCTGATAGTGGTGGTGCCTTTACAATGGAATTGGGAACAGTCGATGGTAGGGCTTGGACCGGACCTGCTCCTATTTCATGGACACCTGCTGAAATAAATTTGGGTACTGCTACGATTGCTGACCAATTTGTGGCAACTTCAAGTTTTTCAAAATACTTGGAAGGGGGTGTTGTAATACCCCATCATCCACATTGGTCTTTATGTTGGAAAGCAGACCAACGAGAACGACAAATTAATATTGGTTCACCTAATGCTGTAACGGGTGTGGAAGAAGGTCATTGGAATCAACCAACGGGTGACTTTAATGCTCGATATCCATTTAACCATGTATACGAATCTGAATCTGGCCATCTTATGGAGTACGATGATACTCCTGGTGGGGAACGCATTCAGCAAATGCATCGTTCCGGAACTTACTATGAAATAGACCATAACGGTACAAAGGTCGATTATGTCAAGGGTGACAACTACGACATACGCATACACGATGATTATATGTATGTTAAGGGCAAAGTAGCACATACCTTTGATGACGAGGTGATGATACGATACAATGACCGTGCTGATATCTCTGCTAAGTGGAAACTACAAATGTGGTCTGGTGGTGACTTAGAGATAACCTCAAAAAGAAACATCAACCTCAAGTCTGATGGTGATATCAATATGCAGGCTGGTGGACATATCAACATGAATGCCACTGGTTTAACTCCTACATCTTCAGAAAATAAGGCGGGAAGTAGAAATCCTAGTGAACGATCCAAAATACGGATGAAGGCTGGTCATTTAGAAGTGGAAATGATAGGTAATGAAACTCTACAAAATGAATATGGTATTACTTTACAGTCAAATCAAAGTGGTATTATGATAAAGACTCTACTAGGATATGGTTTAGTCGATAATGAGAGAACAATGAGTGGTGATATTAATATTGCCTCAGCAGCAGATATGAATTTATATGCTTATGATAATCATTATAGAGAAGCATCACTTGGCAACATAGAAGATTTTGCACAAGTTGATTCTTACTTAACCGCAGAAACAGGAAGTATTTACGAAACATCTCAAGCTGAGAGTATATATTATACTGCTAAAAAGGCTATTGATATAAAGGCATGTGGTATTGATGGGGTAAGTGCAGGAACTGTTGATATTTGGGCAAAAGAATCTATCAATATCAAAGCTGATAGTTCTGCTGATACAGCTTTAACTAATACGGGGTTAATAAACATACAGTCAATAGGTAGAACGGATTTGGCCGCCCCCGCCGATACTACAGGACATATAAGTATTGTGGCACCTAGATATATTCAAACATTCTCTGGTAATGTTTCCGTAGATGCTGCTTATGATATTAATATGAAAGCCGGTACTGCAGCTGGCAGTAATGGTAAGATTAATATAGAAACTAAAGCAGGGGTGGGTTTTGGTTCCGATATTAATATAAAATCTAATGCTGCGATTCAAGAAGAATCTTTAGGTGATTTTAGTATTAAGTCTGGTGCAAAAATAAAACAAACAGCTAATCCTAATATTTACTTGAATGATCCTGCTGCTGCGAACCAAGCAGACTCGGCTGGTGATGCTGAAGTTACATCTACCACCGCGGCAGCAACAGCAACTAGTGCTAGTGGGTCTAAGCGAGCTTATATCCCGAATAGTTTAGAATTGTTGTCTATAGATTTGCCTGAACCTCGACCTGCTATGGGAACTAGTATTTCTATGTTGGCCCTAAATGCTAATTTAGCAAATGGATATGG